GAAGAGCAGACCCTGGCTTCTTCACTCGAATCATAGAGTACTGCGATAACCATGAGATAGATTACGAGATTGTTGACCGTAGAGCTACAGTGCCATCCAACGTAGAGATACCGCTTAGGGTGGGTAAACTTGTTCCAAGAGCCTATCAGGTAGAAGCTGTGAAAGCTGTCCTAACAAATAAGGTAGGGGGTATAAGTTATCCCTTGGGGGGAATCAAAGCTGCCACTAATGCGGGTAAGACCCTAATGATGGCTATGATTCACAAATCTGTACCGGGAGCTAAAACGATTATGCTTCTGAACGATGGAGATTTGTTCGAACAATTTAAGACAGAGATACCTGAGCTTCTTGGGGATGACGTAGGTTTTGTGCGGGGACAAAAGGATACTGGTTGGGATGCTTCCTTTGTAGTAGCCATGGTTCAGACGGTCTCAAGAAACCTGAACCGCTACAAGGGTAAACTGGAAGAGTTCAACGTGGTTTTAGTGGATGAGTATGACCTGGCTGCAAATACTACATACAAAAAAGTATTAAAGCATTGTTGGAATGCCTCAGTGAAGGTGGGATTATCTGGTACGGTGTACATGGGTAAGCTAGCCAAGCATAAGCTGGGACATTTTGAAATCCGAAAGTTTTTTGGTGAAGTTCTCTTTGAAATAACCAAGAGGGAATTGGTAGAGAAGGGAGTATCAACCAATCTGGTCATAAAAATTGTACCCACTGGGAATCAGGTCAGTGTAAGGGGGGATTGGAAGGAGGAATACAAACTAAATATCACCGAAAACGATAGGCGTATTCAAACTCAGCTGGTCAGAATGGACTTCAACATGTCCCATAACCGATTACCAGCTCTAGTTATGGGTCAATTCCACGACCACATCCACAGAATGTACGAGGCTTTCAAGGAAGCTTACCCCAAGCTAAGGGTGGATTATGTACACGGAGATAGGAAGGGTAGAGATGTAATCATTGAAGAGTTTAGGAAAGGGGAGATAGATATTCTCATAGGTTCGTTCATATTAAGGAGGGGTAAGAACTTTCCTTTCATAAGGTATATCCAGCAAGCTGCAGGCTCGGACTCACCTGAGACTATTTCTCAAATAATGGGCCGAGGAGAGAGGAAGCATAAGGACAAGAAGAAAACCGTGATAGATGACTTCTTCGACGAAGGTTACTACCTACAACGTCATTCCAAGCACCGAATCAATTACTACAAGGATGAGGGTTTTAATGTTATTGACCTTCGTAGTTGAATTCATACTTTTATATTGAATGAAACGAATTTCAAGAGAAGAGATAGACCCCAAAGACCATAACTTGATGGAGCCATTAATAGACTTGACTAAGCTGGGGACTGAGGATGACCCCTGTTTCGGTAAGCTACATGACCTGAATGCACCCGAATGCATACGATGTGGGGATAATGAGTTTTGCCAGATAGTAAAATCTCAACGCCAACATCTTCTTCGAGCTAAGGAATCTGAGACTACCAAATTTTTGGACGAGGAAGAATCCACGATTGCCACCAACCAGGAGCTGCAGGATTTTGTAAAGCGTTCGGTGAAGAGGAACAAAAGCGATAGCTTTATTTTGAGGTTGGGTAAGAAGAAATACTCGGGTACAGAAGAAGAGATTCAGAAGTTGATAGATAAAGCCAGAAACAATGCTTAAGCCACCAACTATACAAGAGTACAACAACTCACAAAAAGCTTGGGAGGGTATCAACGAATACCTTATGCTCGAGGAAGAGGCTATAATGAAGCACGGGGGAGAGCAATACGGTCCAGCCCTGGTAGTGTATGACCTGTTTGCTATCATTCACGATGCAAGAATTGACCCCGACTTCAATTTCGGACACCGGTTAGGATACAGTATACAAAAATGGACTAGCTTGGTCAACAATTACGTTGACATGAATTACTTTGATGTAATCAAATCCCGAGTGTTAGCCCGAGAGCAGAAGAACTCCAAATCATATAACCTTTCGATGTTATTTGATGATTCCCATGGCTCTGGCAAAGGCTGTCTGCTCACTATAACGTTTATGCGGAGGATGGGGGTGGGCTATCCCATAATGCACGTTAATATCCGAGCTTCGGAAGTAACCAAGCGATTGATTTTTGACCTGCTTTTATTCCAAAGATTGGCTGAGTACATCTACGGTAAAGACCAGCAGGTGGGACTGCAGATGATGATAACTCACGCTTTTATTTCGGTCGAGAGTATCATCATGTACAATAACCATCGGAACATTACCAAGCTAATGACCAAACGATTGGGTAAAGACCGTAAAACTTGGGGTAAATTTCAAAGGAAAATCATTGAGCTCTACGACCATTACTCTACTGTAAAGCCAGAGCTGGTAACCTTTAAGGTTCACTTGAGGTCTGTTATGCAAATTCAAATGGCTGAGGATGGTCAACCTAAATCAAGGGTAAAGGACATGTTCGCAAAGAATATGACCCTTGGTTTAAAGGAACTTCAATATCCCGAAGATGTTGTATCTATCAGAGAGAAGAGGGCTTATGTAAGGGAGGTGAACAAGAAAAAGAAACAGAATGGACCACAAAAATAGCTCAACGATTAGGGCAATAGATGGCATTAACGATTTGAATAGCTCTCTTGAGGAATTATTCTCAAGCGGTACATCACAGGCTACAGGAATTTCTGCGGTAAGCCGGCATAAAAGCTTGACTCAACTTCTTTATGTTATGGCCAGCTTTAATGGGTTGGAAGACGATGAAGAACAAATGAAAGTATTTGTCATGGCTAACATGCTAGCTTCCCTAAACCACATGGTTCCCAAGAGGATGTTTGGATACATTACCACTGGGGGTTTAAATGACCGGGAATGGGGGGCCGCATACAAAACAATGGACAAAATATACAACCTCTTAATAAAAGAGAATCCCTTGGAGGACTGGATGACAGAGCAGCCTTACAAGATTTTGGACCTGATGACTATAGCCTATAAAAGATACTTCAATAGGCTTTACAAGGAGCTAATGAAGACAAGGGATAGTGAAGATGTCAACCGGGATATCATTCGGGCCTTTCATATACTATATTAAATGAATGGACTACGAGAACTGGAAGTACATCAACGATTGGAAAAGCCTTCGTAAATTAGTCAAGCATTGTAAGCAGACTGGTTATGCCTGCTATGACTATGAAACCAATGCTGAACCCGTACACACAGATTCTTTTTACCCCACTATACTTGGGGTATCTTTTCAAATAGGCTCAGCCTATATCTTACCCCTAGCTCACTTTGATTCCCCGAATAAACATCGGTGGAAAGCTATGCTGAAATACTTCTTGAAGGAGATAATAGCTGACCCCAAGGTGGTGAAGATAGCTTGGAATCTAAAATTTGAATACAAAATCTGCTTAAAGTATGGGGTATCTCCCAAGGGTATACTGCTTGACGGTATGTTGGGCAAGTATCTATTGGATGAGAACTCAGAGAATGGCTTGAAAGCTGTAGTCCGAAGGCTTCTTCCCGAGTATGCTGGCTATGAAGAGAATTATGAGGGTTCCCATCTTCCTTGGGCTCAACGTCCTTTAGAGGGCTTATCTATCTACTGTGCTTTGGACTGCGATTTAGCCTTTAGGTTGACGATGCACATCGAAACCAAGCTAAAGTCCAATGGGTTGTATTCTGTTTTCAGAAATATGATGATGATGGGTACTCGAGTTCTAGCTGAATCAGAGGTGGAGGGGATGAAGATTGACCGCAAATATCTTTTAGAAACCCACGCTAAATACCAAGAGCTTTTAGATGCCTTAGACCACAATCTTACAAACCACGCCACTGTACTTAGGTATCATCGGAAAAGGATACAGGAGTCCAAGCGGGAATTCATCAGGTCAGCCAAGGAAGAGATACAGGATTTAGAACATGAAGCGGCTGAGTTAGATTCCAAGGGGGATAGTACAGCTGCGAATAGAAAACGAAGGAGCATTACTAATCGGATGGATAAAATCGCTAGAGTAGTGAATAATCAACCGAGTAGTAAGAATGAGCATAAAATTTTTGAGCCTGTAAACTTTAAATCCCCGAACCAAATCATAGACCTGTTCTTTATAAGCCCTTTTGGATTTCAATTCCCCGTTATAAAGTACACACAGGATAAGAACACCAAGAAGGACACGGAAAGACCCTCAACAGACGAGGAGGTTCTACTCACCCTCAAACAAAAGGATGAGACTGGCTTTATGGATTTGCTATTGGAACACAGAGCTAAAAGCAAATTGTTCTCCACCTATGTAAATGGGATACTCGAGAAGCTATCTGACAATGATACCATCCATACTCGATACCTTTTACATGGTACTGTTACGGGTAGACTCAGCTCTCGTGACCCAAATCTACAAAACATACCAAGGGATACCACAGCTTCGGATATCAAAACCATGTTTAACTGTCCGAGGGGTAAAGTAATGATGCAGCTTGACTACTCCCAAGCTGAGCTAAGGGTATTAGCAGCGGCAGCAGAGGAGGAATCAATGATACACTCTTTCAATGTCGGACATGACATTCACTTAGCCTCTGCCTGCAAGAAGTTCGGGGTATCCTACGAGGAAATAGAACCCATCTATGCAGATGAGGACCACCCCGAATACAAAACTTGGAAGATTCGAAGGAAGCAGGCAAAGACGATTAACTTTGGGATAGTCTATGGACAAGGAGCTCCAGCTCTTGCGGGTACTTTATCAGACCCCGACAATGGAGTGGTAGTATCCAAGGAAGAGGCTCAAGGATTCTTGGATGACTTTGATAAAACCTTCCCGAAGATAGCTAAGCACATCAAAAACCAGCATAAGCTCTTGAAGAAGCATGGCTATGTTAAGTCTGTTTTCGGAAGGAAGCGAAGGT